TTTTATATTACACTACTAATTAAATTAAATTAATTATTCATCTTCTACAACTACAGGTTCAGTTGCGATTGGAGCATAATCTTCATCAACAACTTCACCAGCAACTAATAATCCAGAATTTAGAAGTTTTAGGTCATATAATGTGCTGAAGCCTTGGCTCATAGCACCGTCAGAGAATCCAAGTAATTGAGTTGGAACAATAGCCATATATGGTGCATAAACTGCAGCAGATGTTAGCATATCTCCACCATTATAACCTAATACAAATTTACCAGCAGCAAGAGCAGGGCTAATATAAACTCTAATACCATTTAATTCACCAGCGAAGTAAGGACCATTGATCTTAGCACTAGAAGCTGGCTTCCAACCTTGCATTAGAGATAAGATAGGTTTGATTGAGCTTGAAGCGATCATATAGTTAGCAGCATGTTTCTTAGTAGCATCATAGATGTGTTGAGAACCAGTTTCGATAACTTCAGCGAATCCAGCATAGTGGTCACGCTTAGAAATACCGATAGGTAATCTCTTGTTCCAAACTAGGTCTGAATGAGTTGCAGCACTTGTAGCAAGTAAATTAACAATTTCAGTATCGATCTCATAGCTTAATTCAGCACAAGCTTGAGTAGCTAAGATTTCGCCTAAATCGATACCCATTTCTGTTTTAGCTTGGAATGCAGCTAATTGAGAGTAGTAGATACCAATTCTACGAGCTTTAGCAGCTAATTCGATACCTTCTAAGCTAGCTGTTAATTGAGGGATATCAGATTGTGGAATAACAACATTGTCATATTCATATGCAACGCGAATTTCTTTATCATTTGCAGGTGCAGTACCAAATGTTACTTTTTGACCTCTTAATTGAACTTTACCAGTTGTAACAGTACCGCTTGAAGTTGCTTCTATAGGAACTTCAACATTATCAACCAATACTTTTACAAGTTTACCAGCTGGTGACCAAGTAACTGTAAATTCTTTTTCAGTTCCATCACCTGTGAATGTTTCAACAACAGCCGCGCTAGTATAATTCACACGAGCGTCATTCATATCTCCAAGTCTGAATGGATCGTTGAATAAATCACCTTGAGCTACGCCACCTTTATTAGAACCAGCAGAGAATTTTAAGTATTGGATATAACCAGTTCTAGATTTCATTGGATAAACAATGACTAAGTCGTTAGCGATTAAGCTAGGTAATGCAACAGTTGTTAAATCGAGACAGAATTTTTTGAATGTCTTCATGTTGGATAATTGAGTACCAACACTGTTTTCAAATGCTTCTGTAATATACTCAGCTGTATTAGCTAGTACACGAGCGATAGCAATTTTCTTACTTTCTGATAGCGGTCTTCCACCATGTTCTTTTTCATAGACTTTTTCAGAAATAGCTAATTTCTTTTTGAAAGCCTCAACTATATTCATATTTATTCTCCTTATTTTTCTACAATATAATATATTTTTATTTCGTTATTGATTTAAATTTGCAAGTCTAATTAAACTATCATCTACATCATCATCGGTAAATCTCCTTGGATTAGCTATATTTAGAGCTTTACTTGATGTAGATTCGTTAACTCTTACACCGATTTTACGGTCTACACTAAATGGTAACTTGCTTATATTTAGCTGATATTGTTTCAAATCTTCACATACTTGATCAACATCTTCCATTGTGTAGGATTCACCTAATTTTCTCTTAATATCAGCAGGTGTTAATCCTAAAATTTCAGATTTAACCTCAATGTATTTATTAACCGCTTTATTTGCTAATTTTCTATAACTTTCTTTTACGTTGGTCATTTTAGCTATGTTTTCGGTTAACATTTTGATTTTACTATCAGCTTTAGTTTTACTTTCAGTCAACTGTTTAGTTAAAGCAGTAATTTTTTCTTCATATTCAGCTTGCTTAATAATTAAAGCTTCATTCAAATTTTTAATTTCAGCTGATTTAGCATTAACTTCTTCAGTAAGCTTAATCTTTTCTGCAGTTGCTTTACTGCTTTCAGCTAACCTTGCAATTCTCTCTTTTTGAGTTTTAATTACAGCAGTTTTTTTGTCTCAAAGATTCTTCCAATTCAGAAACCTTATTCTTTAAATCTTTTGATGATTTAGCTAATAGTGATAATCTAGCAACAGCTTCTTTATACCTATTGCATTCTTCGTTGAGTTCATTAACTTTAGCATCGCTAACTGCCAACTTCTCTTGAAGAGATTTCACAACATTTTCTAAATCAGATTTAGTTTTAAGAGCTTCTTTTAAAC